ATTTCTGTAGAAATAAACGGTTTTCTGATGGGCTTAATGTGACTTGCAAGTCTTGTAATAATGAACGTACAAGAAAGGAAAAAGGCACTTATTGGAAGGAACAATTAAAAAAAGAAAATAAAAAATATTGCCCAAAATGCGATACTGTAAAATCGTTTGATGAATTTAGTAATGTAAGAACTAACAAGGATGGTAAATATGGTTTATGTAAAATTTGCAAATCGGAATCAGGTAAAAAATATAGGGAAAAGTTGAAAAAAGATGGTGTTTATAAAGAACGAAAAAGAGCTGAGTACATCAGAAATTCTGAAACTTACAAAAAACAACAAAAAAATAGGGTTAGAGATTATAAAAAAGAGTATGCTGATTTAAGAAAATCAGAAATTAGGACTTTAAAATATTCTTTAAGAAACAGAATATACCAAGCATTTAAATATAGGAATATGAAAAAAAACACCTCTACAGCAAAACTTTTAGGATGCACTTTTGAGGTGGCTAAAAAGCATATTGAGATGCAATTTACAAAGGGGATGAATTGGAATAATTATGGTGAATGGCATATTGACCATATAAAGCCTTTAGCTATTGCGGAAACAAAACAAGAAATGGAAACCTTGTTTAATTACAAAAACCTTCAACCGCTTTGGGCAGAAGATAATTTAAGTAAGGGGGATAAGATTCTATAAACAACAAAAAACCCGTAACTAATTAAAGCTACGGGTTAGATATGTTCTCCTTTTTATTTGTTACCTAGCCGATTGAAGCTTTTTGATTTTAGCTTCACCCTCTTTAATGTATTCACTAGCTCTTTTTGCCATTGCTTCAACATCTTTTGGCAAGTCTAAACCTAATTCTTTAGCTTGCGCCTTAATAGTAGCAACACCTTTAACTACTTCGTTATAAGATATTCTAGCCTGTTTGTACCCGTTAATGGCATCTGTAGCTATTTGTGCAATCTTAGCTTCTTGCTTTTGCCCTGTCTCCCATTCGTTTGTAGCTTTTGTTTGTGCTTTTTTAATATCACTAACTCCTGCTAATTCGATAACATCGCTAGACATTTTAACCTCTCCTAACTCATTTAGGGCTTTTAATAAATTACTCATTTTTATTTTTTTAGTAAAGGGTAAGCGATTAAACCTACCCTTTGAAAGTTAATAATTACGCTACTACTGTAAACCCAACTGTTGCTAAGTCTGCTTCGCTTGAAGCGTCAATAAAGTTAGCTGGTATTTTCTCCATACCTACTAGAGTCAACGTGTAACCGCTTAAGTCTCCCATTGCAGTACCTGAACTAATCGCAGCCGTCGTAAGCTCTACACCGTGTTCTAATCCCATTAAGAAATAATTACCGTTGTAATCTTCAACAACTACTCTAGGCCTACCGTAAGAAAGTAACTTAATCTCTTTATGAGTAGCTACGTCTTTTTTCTTCAATACAACCGTTAGAGACTGTTCAACAAATGTTGTACCGTTATCTCTTGAGCTTGTCACGTTTTCGTCTAGTACGTTAGCACCTTTAAGCTCGTACTTGTAAGCGTTAATAGTTACTGCACCTGTCACGGTTGCAACCATATCTGTGTCTGTTACATCGTATGTGTAACCAGTAATCTCGTCATAGTTGGTAAAGTAAATATTCTTCAATCCACCAACCGCATCTTTACAAGGTTCTGTTCTCCCTGCTGTTAAATCGCACGCCATTTTATTATAATTTTATAAGTTAATAAAAAAGGGTAGGCAATCACCCACCCCTTTAATAATTGTTAAGTTTGTTATTACGCTGGTGTTGTAGAAGACAAGTACCAAACGATTTCAGTTGAATTCACATATTGCGTACCTCCTGTGTAAACCATTTTACCTCTAACTTGACCAGTCAATAATCCGATTTCATCCTCATCTACCAATTTCATCTCGTTGAAATCTTGCATTAATCCAGTACCGAAGTAAAGGTTTTTAACTTGGTAACATACGATTGTATTTGATGGTAAGTCATCGATAATAGTCATTTTGTATGCTCCGTAGTACAAGTCCATATCTGCACCTCCTAAACCGTTAGAGATACCAGCAGAAACTAAAGCTTGCATATAAGCAGTTGCTACATTTCTTGACACTCCAAATACGATGTCAGTTCTACCTAGTAAACCATCAATTAAAGAAATTGCGTCGATTACTTTTTCAATCTCAGATTGAACGTTAGCTTTTGTGATAGCTGCCCCAATTGGTACAATACCGTTGTTTGCTTTTACTACATCGCCATCTAAAACGAACTTAGGAATGAATCCACCGATTTGACCTGAAACCGCAGAGTCACCTGTCCAAATCTCACCACCTACTGCTACTGCTGTATCTTTTAATATTTCGTTAAGTAACGCTGTAGACTCATCTTTTGGTAAGTCATCGTTGTGAGCAGAGAATCCCATTGTTGCGTTATCCCATACGTGACGGAAATCTTCTTTACACAATTGAATTGGATTCATGATTTTCTTAGGAACTAACAGTTTCTCTGATAAATCTACTGCTCCTTCAGGTGTAAACCCACAAGTGTAATCTACTTTTCCATTTGTGTACTCAATCTTACGCAGTGAAGCTTGGTAAGCTACGTTTGGTAATACTGTTACTAAGTTTTGAGAGATAGTTTGAGTCTCTTTAAATGCTTTTCCGATAATTTCACCAGCGACGATGCCAGCGTAGTTACTCGTAATTGTTGTTGTTGTTGCCATTATTTATTTTGTTAAATTGTTTAAATAACTCGTTAATGAACTATTTTGTTTATTAAATTCTACTTTGTTTGCTTTCTCAGGATTTGGAGTGATAGGCTTAATAGCTTCTAACTCTAACTCTTCCGCTTCTTTTGAAAGCTCTACTTCTTCTTTAGAAAGTTCCGCTTTGTACTCAGCTAATTTAGCATCTACTACATCTGCAATAGCTTTTAATACTGAGTCAGGCATTTCTTTTGAAAAGTGACTCTCTTTTGTAACCGCTTCGATTACTTTCTTAGGCGTTGCTACCGTTTGTTCTGCTGAGTCTGACGCTGCTACTTCATCTTCAACTATTGGCTCTTCTTCTACCTTCTCACCGATTGAGTCAATTACACCCTCTTCAACTACTTTAAGAACCATTCCATCTTCTAAAACGTACTCTCCTTCAGGTAGTGCAATTCGTTGGTCATCTTCTGTTACAATCATAACAGGCTGTCCAGCTTCAAACATTTCTGCTTCGATAATGGTAACACCATCTTCTAATTTCATAGATGCCATCTTAACCTCTTCAGACTTCAAGCCTAAAGCAATCTTAATTTTATCTAATGTTGTTTCTGCTTTGTTCATATATTTTGTTGTTTAATTAATTAACTAATTGTATATTAATCTGTTTTATTTTTATACATTACCTTTCTTCAACACTCCAAGAACTATCTAATTCCAGAGTGCAATTTGTATTATCCGTTATGTTTGTCACTTGCCAATACACCAAGTCGTTTTGGTTTAATATTAGATTTGCTAATCCTGTAAAGTATGCAACATCTCGTCCACCTTGCAAGTTGTTGATGACTCTTGTTTGTTGATATACCACACTTAAAGAACCATCATCTTTAACTAACTCTAGCTTGTATTCATCGTTTTGCCCTCCATCAAGTATAAAGTCAAAGTTCACAGTATATTCTCTAGGGTTAGAGCCTAAATGTCTTAACTGACCGTTTGAAGGACTATCAAAATGCTGCAAATCCGAATTAGTAAAAGTACCCAAAAGTATAAAGGGCAATCCACCTGTAACACCTGTCTCTATCTCCGTAGTTAACGTCGATACGCCACCGATAAAAGTATTAGGTATTCCGTTATTATGTCTCCAGCTACATGATAAATTTGACGCTTCTATGTTTGGCGTTGTGTTTATATCGTTCGGAGATATAACACCGTCACGTGTTACAATAGTGCCTCTTAATTCTAGTGTTGAAGGGTTAGGAAAATTAACATCTGAGAAATCAAAAAACGGTTGTAAAGTTCCTAGGTCAACATTAATATCGGTTAAAAACCTACTATTCATCACAAAAGAAGTTCCAGCCTTAAATAATGGCTCTGTTGTAGTGTCTGACATTCCACGAACAATCGAAGTTGTTATTCTATAACCGCCTAACCAATTTCCGTGCAGTGTTAATGATGGTGAACCGCCAAATCTACCCGTTCCAGTTTCTAACCCTTGTCTGTAGTCGTAAATATCACCTAAAGAAGTACAATCAATGAAATT